TGGCGATCGTAGTAGTTAAATACTTCAGCGATAATTTCTTCACCATTAATAAGTTTGTAGACTTTTGTAGTCATTGGGGTTCCTTTTCAACTGGGACAAATATAGTGTTTATAACAAATCTACTATCAGAGGTTCTTGGATTAGAAGAAGCATGATAACGATTCGATTCAAAAATTAAAAGTCTATTCTTCTTCGGCTTAATTCTCTCAGCTACAGTCAATCGTTCAGGCAGAACAGTTTCGTCAGTAACAACTTCATTAAAGAGAAATGTGTCACCATCGCTATCATTAATATAATAAACTGCACTATAAGAATTTGGTCTAACTGTATCGTGATGGGCGATATTGTAGTGATTTTCTGGTGCAAGAGAATTCTGCAGAAGAATGTTAAATTTTAATCTATGGACACCATTTAAATTTAAGTCAGGGTTTGCGTCTTGAATATTAAATATAAAAGGTTTTAAAAAATCAAAATAATATCTAAACTTAGTGTTGTCTGAATGTAGTACGGGACAACTCATTTGTCCATTATCTATAGTGTTACTATCAGTAAAAATTGCACCTTCATATAACTTATTGTTAAAAGTAGTTTTTTTACTGTAGTAATATTGAAGGTGGTTTATTGCATCATCTTCAATTGTATTAGCGTATGTAGGACTAATAAAATTATCAAACACCCTAAAAAACATTTATTCCTCTATCACAAGATTTTCAATAAATTCTGCAGCCATGTTCTGGTCATTAAAACATCTGACTAAGCAAGTATCCCAATCATAACAGTGTTGTGCTATCACCATTATCTGTTTGTTTTTATAAACAGATACTTTGAGTATCCACTCAGCACGACGAACCGTAATGAATGAGATTAAGTTTGGTGAGATTTTTGCTTTCATCATAACAAGTATTTAGGGGAACCCGAAAGTTCCCCACTTGTATGATGATCAGATCACTTCATATTCGTCTTTACCAACACCACACTCAGGACATTCAAAGTCAGCAGGAAGTTCATCCCACTTACCTTCTGTTTGTTCATCGTGCACATGTCCACAGACTACACATACATATTCCATTATAGACCTCCCAAAACTTTTTTGTATGCATTAGCATGTCGTTCTTCAACTTTCTTCAAAGCATTGAAACGCTTTTCTGCTTTTGCTAGGACTTGTTTGAATTGATCAGCATGCTCTTTAGATTCTGCTGCTTGTAGTCTTGCTTCAAGCATAGCATCTTCTTCACCTTCAAGTTCTGCGTCTTCTTCAAACTTAGGATACATTTCTGTGTATTCATAAGTCTCACCATCAATTGCTTTCTGTAGACATTCCTTGGTGGATGGCTTACCGATTAGCAATTCAAGATGACCCCATGCGTGTTTGATTTCTTGATCAGCGGTATGTTCAAAGTGTTTTGCAACATCTTCGAAACCTTCTTCACGAGCAATCTTGGCAAAGTAGCGATATTTAATATGAGCCATTGATTCGCCAGCCAATGCGCTCTCAAGATTTTTTAATGTTATAGACATAGTGTTCTCATTTAGTTTTATTGTTGGGTGCTGGTGTTTTACCATTCACCCAATCCCAATCATCATCAGTCATTGGGATCCAATTATTCATTTTACTTTACCTACTTTGTAGTTTCTGAATGCTTGGAGTCCATTACTTAGACCAATAAAGATATTCTTAAAGTGACTCAGCAACTTTTGCATATGCATCCTCCTGTAAGAATTGTTTACCTTTACCAGACTTGACTGCGATTTTCTTTGGCTTCTTTGCTTCTGGAACTAAACGCTCCAAGAAAATCTTAAGCATGCCATTGAAGAGTTCTGCGTCTTTAACTTCAACTTCATCATTCAAAGCAAACGAACGAGTGAATGCACGATTTGCAATGCCTCTGAATAAGAAATTATCTTCAGCTTCCTCAGCCTTAATGCTACCACGAACAGTCAACTTACCATTTTCCATCTCAATGTCAATATCAGATTGACCGAATCCTGCTACAGCCAACTCAATGGTGTAGTGGTTGTCGTCTTTCTTGACGATATTGTATGGTGGATAATTAGGAATGTTTTTAGCCATGTCGTCATGGAATTTTTGTAGACGATTAAATTGCTCATCGAAACCGATAAGAAATTTGTCCATATCTTTAGTGCCCCAGAAAGAGGGGACGAAATTGTTACCCATAGTAATCTCCTTATTGTTTAGCGAATGCTTTTTTAGCATCGAAAGTGTAAGCTGAAAGACCCATTGTAGTCCAGAAGTCTACATGTGCTTTAGCTACAATCTTTGCAAAAGAAGTTTGTGCTTCAATAAATTGATTAAGTGGCTTTTTGATTTCTTCGTTTTTGACGCAGGTCTCAACGAATTTAGATTTGACACTTTGGAAAGTGTCGATGGCTGTATTAATGTTATTCAACATTGTTTTCTCCTATTAAGCGAGTTAGAAAAACTCTCAAGCAATTCCCCGAAGGCGAATTGAAGAGAGCCATATTTAAATGCTGGTTACGACTTCCAGCGATGTCGTGCGTCACATCCGCTTTATAACGATTCGTACTTTAGTGGTCCTAAGGCGAATTGGTTACGCTGCAGAAGCAGCAGCTTTGGCTTCCTCAGCCTTGGCTAATTCCTCAGCTTGTGGATCACCTTGCTTTTTAATACTTTGGATCAGAGTAATAACTTCTTCAAATGGGTGCTTACCCAATACACGAAGAATAGTATTTACATCTGCTACACTCAATTCAAGTTTAATCATTTTTTCTTTCCTATGTTATATTTTGGAACAAGTTCCCACTGATCTTTCTCTTTGAAAGACACTACCTTAATTTGAGACAAAGACGCTTTTTGCTCTGCCTGTATACTATTTAGTATCTTTAGCAGATCCCAGTCCTGTAAAAGACCAGCAATAGCATTTCTTCTCTCAATATCACCATTAGAAATGTTGGACTCTTTACCATCAAGAGCAAACAGTTCTTTGAAGTGAACGATGAAATACCTACCCTGCTTGTGTAAGATATGGCAGGATTGGTACAATTTTTGTTCTTTACGGGATGCGATGCCGATGCGAGTAAGTGTCTCACGAACCTTCAAAAAGTTATCTGGTTCTGGCAGGGTCACTTCAAGCATGGACTCTGGCGTCCAGTCGTAATAAATCATTTCAACAGTCATGATTTTCCACCTTTATATAATTTTTCTCTAATCATACTCAACTGTTCTTCTGTAAGAATATTTAGTGCTTCAAGAGCCTTCTCAGAAGAATACCCAAAGTATTCCATAACTAATTTTAGAGATTCTGTTTCGGCTTCTTTTTTATGCCACTTAGAGAATCTCTTTTTCTTAGCAATAGTATTTAGGAAAAAAGAAAATTGC